ACATAACGCCATGAACACGCGCTGAAAGTCGCGTGGTTCTAAGGGTTATTAACATTGATAAGCAAATCCAACAGGATTGATAATTATTAAATGATATAATTCACAAATGGCATTTGTTGAACCAGAAAATAGATTTCTCTTTATAGCCCCCCAGCCGGGCCCCCAATCACTTTTAGCGTCATGCCCTGCGAATGAGATATTTTATGGTGGCGCTCGAGGTGGCGGCAAGTCCTATGGAGCCGGCCTGGATTGGGAGGCTCATGCCAGTCGATATGGCGATAAAGCCAAGGGCATCCTATTTCGTCGATCTTACCCTGAGCTTGAAGATATTATCGACAAGTTCAAAACCATTCTGATTCCGCTGGGATACGAATTCAAAGACCAGAAAAAAACGTTTGTTTCGCCAAAAGGCGCGACACTCAAAATGCGTTTTTTGAAAAAGGATTCTGATGCTGATCTCTATCAAGGCCATGAGTACAACTGGATGTGCTTTGAGGAGGCTGGCAACTGGCCAAGCCCTAAGCCACTGGATATGCTCAAGGCTTGTTTGCGATCCGCTGCCGGTGTTAAGCATCGATTGATCTACACCGGGAACCCTGGCGGTCCTGGCCACAACTGGCTAAAACAGCGATTTATTGATCCGGCTCCACCGATGAAAATCCGTCGCGTCATTCAAATTGACGAGAATGGCAATGAAGTAATGGGCGCAGATGGTAAGCCGATTGTCTGGAATCGTGTATTCATCCCCGCCAAAGTTGAAGATAACCCAAAGCTCACCCAGAACGATCCTGGATATATTGCTAGGATTCGTGATGCTGCCAATGGTCAACAATGGCTTATTGATGCATGGTTGCACGGTTCATGGGATATCGTGGCTGGCGGCGCGATAGACGATTGCTGGAAAAGATCAGTTCACGTGGTCAAGCCGTTTGACATTCCAAAAAGCTGGTATATCGACAGATCATTTGACTGGGGTTCCACTCACCCGTTTTCTGTAGGCTGGTGGGCTGAATCCGATGGCACTGAGGCGGTGGGCCGAAATGGCGAAATCATTTGCCCCCCAAAGGGCACATTATTCAGGATTCATGAGTGGTATGGCTGTGTTGAGGGTAAATCTAACGAGGGATTAAAGTTAACATCGAAGGCAATTGCCTCCGGTATCAAGGCTCGTCAAAAAGGCCTTATGAAAGGAATACTGAAATATCATAAAAAAGTGAATCCAGGGCCCGCTGATAATGAGATTGATAACGTCAAAGACGGACCAAGCATTCACAGCAAGTTTCAGAAAGAGGGCATCCAGTGGGCCAAATCGGATAAGTCTAGTGGCAGCCGTGTCAATGGTTTACAATTACTTCGCGAGCATTTGATGGCATCATTGGCTGATAATGTTGAGGACCCAGGAATATATTTTTTTGATACCTGTGTGCATTGCTTCTCTCTGCTGCCAATATTACCGAGAGATGACAAAAACCCTGATGATGTCGATACAAACGCCGAGGATCATGTATATGATGATGTTCGGTATCGGGTGCTTGCTAAGAAGCGAGTCAAGACCACCAAAAAACGATTAGGTTTCTAATATGGCTACAGCATTCACGCGAACAAAATCCTCAAAGGATCAACTGGAAAAAACCGCTCTCGAGCGCCTGATCTGGGAAGGTACTCGCACAATGCGTCAATATGCACTTGGAGGCAATGGCAGCAAAACCATCAATGCTGTAGATCGCGGAAATACCACCAGCTTTCAAAACCTTCAGAATCAATACCCGAATGATGGTTCATGGTGTTTGGTTCCTATTGAGCCTGAAGAGGATCCCAAGGACTACGTGTCACGGATATTCCGCTCATACAATACAAACTATTTTAAAAAGGCTATTGTTGCTGATTCTGGGAAAGTGTTCTCTGATGGTATAAAAATCGAAGATACTCAAGACGCTGTCAAGGAGTCGATTGAGAATTTTTTCGAGGATGTTGATCGCGAAGGGACTGATGCCGTTGTTTATTTCAGCAATATATTCCAAGGCGCTGAGCGGGAGGGTGTTGTTGGCACCTTGGTTCAATTCTTTGATCCAGGCAATTCGCAGACGCTCGCCGAACAACAAGCCTCTGGAGCCAGGCCTTATCTGACCGAAATAAAAATCGAGGATTTGCTTGGCTGGAGCATCATCAATGGCGAGCTTGACTCTATTCGTGTTCAATTTGTGCGTACCATGACCATTGATTTTGAGGAAAAAGAAGAAATGATCGTTGCTGAAATTAAGCGCAATCAGATCAATATTTACACAAAAGACAACGACATCACTCCAATCGAGACAGCCCCCAATACTTTGGGCGTGGTTCCATTGGTTGAGTGCAATTTTAACAGTGAGGGCTTTTTCAAGGCTGCCTCTCCATACGCCAATTTGGCGGACAAGAACCTCGAATTGTTCAATTCATCAAGTGATCAATCGAATATTTTGCATTATGCGCGTGTGCCATTGATGCATATCGCTCGATCCGATAAGGATGAGGAGGCAAATGTTCGTATTGCTGGTAATGCCATCATAGAAACTGAGCTTGACGGGACTGTTGCCTGGGTTGAATTGCAGGGCAAATCCATCGAAGAGGGTCAAAAGGATTTAGATCGAATCAAGTCTGAAATCAATGATATCGGTCTCGAATTAATCAATTCCGAGAATCGCCCTGATACGGCAACCGGTGAAATTATTGACGCTAATGAAAATAACGCTGCACTTGAAACACTGGTTCCTCTTATGCAGGACCACATAAAAAACGTTATCCAGTTGGTTCAGCAGCTAAATAGCGAATCTGGTGAATTTAAAATTGTTCTCAATAATGATTTCTCACCTGGAAGCGGCGGCAAGGATGCTGAGAATGTACGAGCTTTAGCTGATAAGGGTCACATCTCATCGAAGGCAGCCACTGAGTCTCCAAGCATCGAGCGTCTATTGCCTGAAAACTATGATCATGATACTGACCAGGCGCAGCTCGATAAAGAGGCTACAGACAGAAACCGTCGATTCGCTGACACTACGGCACCCGGCACGGAGCCCTAATGGCTACGAATCAGGATGTCGAAGATGTCGAAACTAGGCATCAGACCTTTGCTGACCGTCAAACCAGTGGACTAGTTAACACATACACCAAAGTTACTGATGACGCATCGCGATCCCTCTATTTTGGGGATGGCGCGGCTTTGGCCGGTATTTTCTCGATATACAACATTACCAGCAGAGATGAGGCTCAATCGCTTACTAGAAGCGAGCGAAACATGTTTATTCGCAGGTTGTCCGAGTTTTATCCACAGTGGTATTTGCTGACAATTGATTCGCAGGCCATGACGCCGCTCGAAACCGACCTCACTGAAAAGGGTTTCACTGAGGCAGCATTTCAAGCCAGAGCACAAAGCAAGCTCACAAAGCAAAAATTTGCAGTGCCATCGAAGAAAAAGATCGAGGCGGCGATATTTCGCACCACATACATGGGCAGCAGGTATTCTGCTTTTACGGCCAATTATCGAAATCGAACAATTAATTTGCTGAATGAGTTGACTCGCCAGAGGATTCTCGATGGCGCCACTGTGACCGATATTCTCAATGAGTTACGAGGCACACCATCGAGTCAGTTTAATTACAAGCACAATGTCACTCGCATGGAGACCCATATTCGCACCGCTGCCAAGCACGTTGAGAGTGAGGCAAATCAACAGGTTTACCAAGCAAATAAAAAATTTATTAGCGGGTGGCGGTTTTTCAATCCGCTTGACTCCATTACCTCCGATATCTGTGAGAATGCATTTATCAATCTTTCCAATAACGGAACTAAAATATGGCCTATTGGACAAGGACCGATCCCTCCGCTACATTTCAACTGCAGATCGCAGCAAATACCAGTTTATAAACGAGGGGTTTTAAGTGGCTGAGGAAAAATTGCGCTGGGAGGGGTGGTTTGGTCGCCAGTCCGATACTGAAGCTGGTCAGAAATACCAAAAGAGATATCTAGGCACTGAAAGATTTGAGCAGTATGAGGTTTCACGTGAAACCCTGGAAAGCTACCCTAAGAACATGCGTCGAGGCATAACGCTTGATGAGCAAAAAGCCGCTGACGATATGATCATTGATTTAATAGAATAGTTTTATTTTTTAATTCCTTTGTTATAATCTCTGGCACATCCTTTTGAGGGGGATTCGGTGCGAGGCACCAATTCCGGTTATTAACCGACTGATTACGAGGTAATCGACATGGCTTTACTAAAAAAGCGGGATAGTCTTGATGGCTTATCCGATGAACTTAAAACGCTGTATGCTGAAAGAGATGGGGCGTTTATTCTTGATCTTGAGGATGATGATTCATCCGGTCTTAAATCTGCTTTAGAGAAACTGAAGCGCAAGGAAAAAGGCTGGGCATCCGAAAAAGATGATCTGTTGAAACAACTTCAAGAAATTCAAGATATTCAGGGCGATCACAGCACTGATGACCTTAAGCTTGTTATTCAGGCTCTTAATCAGGTCAAACAGGGTGATGCGCTGGAAAAGCTAAAATCTGGTGATTTGCAGGGTGCAATGGAAATCCTGGGTCGTGAAGATAAAAATCAGATTAAGGAGCTGACGGCTAAACTTGAGGCCGCTGAGAGTGCGATCGGTGAACTGACGAACTCTAAGAATGACCTCATTTTGAATAATGCCTTTAGTAATTTGATGGCCGGAAAAGCAAACTTTCTCGGCAATCAGGAGGGTCAAGCCACCATCCGGGCTGACTTTCAAAAGATTTTTAAGGATGACATGATTATCGGGGATGACGGCAATGTGTATGTCCGTGATCCAAGTGATCGAGAGAATATCTTGATCAATGATAAAGGCAAGGTAGGGGCAGCCGACTGGTTTGATGGCCAGGTTAAATCGAGACCTCACTACTTTGCAGCGTCCAAAGGCCCTAATCTGGGTAACCAGACAAAGGCGGGCGGTGATGAATTCTCTCTCGAGAACGTCCCAACAGCCAATAAATTGGCGGCTGCCAGGGAAGCGACCGGGGGGAATTAACGGGCTTTTTTCCAGTCATGGGATAAAGCTTTTAACTTAACAGTAAGGAGCTATTCCTATGACAGCAATGACGTTGTATGAAATTGCAAAACTTAAGGACCCCACTACGGCGGCGTTCATTGAGATATTTGCAGACAATACCGTGCTATCTCGCTGGATTCGATACATGACCGTGCCCTCCGGGTTATGGAAATACAACATCGAAGAAGCACTTCCAGAGGTAGCATTCCGTGGTCTTAATGAGGGTTACACCTCCTCTATTGGTCTGATCAACCCACAAGTTGAAGAGACCAAAGCGGTGGGCGGCCTGATTGAGGTGGACCATAAAATGCGGCGAGAACAAGGGCAGGTTGCCGTTGATCGCCATAAGAATATGAAATTGAAATCAATGGCAATTGAGTATTCAAAAGCATTCATGAAAGGTTCTGCCACGGCATCCGCAAACCGTACATTTGACGGCCTTCAAACTCGTTTGACCGGTCGCCAATTAGTGCCTAATGTCCCTGGTGGCACTGGTGATCCATTGTCGCTTAATCGTTTAGATGAGGCCATTTCTTTGGTTGACTCTCCTGACGTTATTTTCTGTAATCGCCAGATGGTTAACCGCTTTAGTCAAGCAATGCGCGATCAGGCAGTTGCAGGTAATATTAATTTTGTGCCTAACACTGGTCCTGGTGCGTTACAAGGCTTTGGCCAGCGTATCATGACCTATGATGGCATTCCTGTAGTCGAGTTTGATGAAGATCAGCAGCGCGATCAGATTCTCAAGTTCGATGAAGCGGCTGAGGGCGGTGGCACAACATCTACCTCTATCTACGTCTGCTCATTCCAGCCAGGCAATATTGACGGCTTCCAATCTGACGATCCTATCGTTGTTGAAGATGCCGACAATGGTCAGCCTACAATCGAGGCAACTTTGTTCGATTGGTTCACTGGTTTGGCGATCGAAAACCCACGTGGCGCGGCTCGCATCTCTGGTGTGACAAACGCTGCAATCGTTAAGTAAGGAGGTGGATCATGTCTGCACAAGAAAGCGTTGATTCAACCGTATCAAGCGTAGGCTCCTACATGCATGACGCCGAACCATCGGTTCGCTTGCGTCAGGATGGTCAGAGTCCTATTACGACCACTACTTTAGAGGACGGCATCGAGTTCAGCTTTAAGGCTGGCGGTTACGCCCAAGCAAACGTAACTGTCGTGGCTTCTGATGACGGCGATGGTGATGAAACTTATGTTTTAAATCTTTACGCATCTCAGGATGACTCAAACACTGATCCTTTGCTGGTTGGTTCGGCT